TTTGTTTCCAAACTGGTTAGCACACGGCGTATATCCGTTTAGAACAAAAAATGAAGAGCGAAGATCGGTGTCTTTTAACTTACATTTAATTAAAAAAGACGAGCCACAACCATTAGATAACTAATGTTTGACATTAACAAAACACCCATGGTTCGTGTGACGTGGTTAGATGCCCGTGATACAGAAACAGGTTGGCTTGATATAAAAGACGTTATGAGTGCTCCGTTGGCCGTGTGCCAAGAAGTAGGATGGATGATACATAATGGTGAAGAAAAAATAATTATTATGCGTTCGTATAGTAAAGACAAAGAAGACATTACGGGTGGAGGAGCAATAGCTATTCCTAAAGATTGGTTAAAGAAAATAGAATATTTAAAAGTAGATTATGCAACACAATAAAAATACAAAATTTGTTATGTACGTTGATGATTTTTTAGATGAAGCTACATTAAAATCATTACAAGATACTCTTATGAATTTAAACTATACTCAAGTGGATAATCCAGAAGGTCAAGTGTATGGTTATAGACACACCTTTCCTAAAAGTTTTCACAATGATCCATTGTTAAAGTTAATTAAACAATATTTTTTTCCACACAGAAACCTTGAGCCTATATCCGTGAGTGCTCATTATAGACAAAATAACAAAGAACCTTTGTTTCATACAGATGATGACAAAGGAAATGTTGCAAACTTTCTTTTATTTGTTAAGGGAGAACCCCTCCTTAATAATGGCACTGGGTTTATGCATAACAATCAATTATCTTCTCACATAGGTTTTGTAGAAAATAGAGCTTTGTTTTTTAATGGCATGAAAATACCACATTCAGATTTACAATCTTTCGGTGATAGCTCTAATAGAGCTACATTAAATATATTTTATAAAGATGTCGCATAAGATCTTTATAGGTACCCCTTGTTATGGGGGTATGCTTACAGCAGATTATTTTAAAAGTTGTTTACAACTTATCGCCTTAGCTTCCCAAAAGAAAATAGAAATTCAAATTGGTACAATTGGTAATGAATCATTGGTAACACGAGCTCGTAATACTTTAGTGCAATTATTTATGGATGAAAAAAAATATACTCATCTTTTATTTATTGATGCTGATATTGCTTTTAATCCTGAATCAGTTTTTCGTATGTTAGACTTAGATAAAGATGTGGTAACAGGTGTTTATCCTCGTAAACTAATTGATTGGACAAAAGTTAAAAGAAGAGTAACCGAAGATCCTAACATAGGAGAAGATGAATTACACGCAGCTTCTTTACAATATAATTTAAATGTTAAAGATCCTAACAATGTTAAAGTTGAAAAAGGATTTATTGAAGTGTTAGACGGTGCAACAGGTTTTATGTTGATAAAAAGACAAGTATTTAAAAAAATGGCAGAAGCTTATCCTGATTTAAAATTTAAATCTGATCAACATTTAAATCAACCACATGATACAGAATTTGATTATCATGATACATCTGAGTGGAACTATGCATTTTTTGATACTATGGTGGAACCAGAAACTAAAAGATATTTATCCGAAGACTATTCTTTTTGTCGTTTATGGCAGAAAATAGGTGGTAAAATATATGCTGATATTCTTAGTGGTATGACTCACTTTGGTAATTACCCTTTCAAAGGTAATGTAGCCACTCAATTCTTGCCACAAAACAATAAATAATTTAGTATACTCCAACATGAAATTAACTGATTTAAAGTTCCAACCAGGTATAGATAAACAAGATACTGCTTATTCAGCAGGAGACCAACGTAAATATGTTGACTCTGATTTTGTGCGTTTTCACTACGGAAAACCTGAGAGATGGAGTGGTTGGGCATACTTACCCAGTCCTAATAAAACTATTGTGGGCGTGGTCCGTGATACATATTCCTGGATTGGTTTAGATGGAACCAGATATCTAGCTTTAGGAACAGATAGAAAACTATATATTTATGTAGGTGGTGGCTTTACTGATATTACCCCTATTAGAGAAACAGCTTCTTTAACCAATCCTTTTACAACAAATGGCACTACTACAGTAACTGTTACAGATGCAGATCATGGAGCTGCTGAAGGAGACTTTGTAACCTTTGATTCTTTTTCTACGATTGATGGTTTAGATATGAACAACGAGTTTGAAGTTACAACTTATGTAGATGCCAACACATATAAAGTTACTCATACTAGTACAGCCTCTGGCTCAACATCCGGAGGAGGTGGGGCAGGAAATGCTAAATATCAAATAACTACAGGACCTGCTACTTCTACTTTTGGATATGGTTGGGGTACATTAACTTGGGGATTAAGTACTTGGGGCACTGCTAGGTCTAGTTCAGATGTTGTATTGTCAGCACGTCAATGGTCCTTAGATAACTTTGGAGAAGATTTAATTGCTACTGTTTTAAATGGTGGTACTTTTGTTTGGGATACATCAGGGGGAGTAAGCAGTAGAGCAACAGCTTTATCTAATGCTCCGACAGCTTCTAGATTTAGTTTGGTTTCTACAGATACCAGACACTTATTAATCTTTGGAACAGAAACAACAATTGGTAACACTTCTACTCAAGATGATTTATTTTTTCGTTTTTCTGATAGAGAAGATGCTACTGATTATACTCCTGTAGCTACTAATGAAGCAGGTTCACTTCGTATATCTGACGGTTCTAGAATAATGGGCGCTGTTAAATCTTCAGGTCAAATACTTGTTTGGACCGATACTTCTATGCACGGTATTCAATTTGTTGGAACACCTTTTACTTTTGGTATGAGACAACTTGGTGCTAACTGTGGATTGATAGCACAACACGCAGCAATAGAGGTAAATGGAAAAGCATATTGGATGTCAGATGATTCTTTTTATTTGTATGATGGTGTTGTTAAAAAAATGCCTTGCTCGGTGCAAGATTTTGTATTTGATAGTTTGAGCTATACAAATAAAAACGATATTGCTGTTGGATTAAATTCAGCCTTTAATGAAATTATTTGGTACTACCCATCATCTGATGCAACACAAATAGATAGAGGTGTTGTTTACAATTACTTAGAAAATACTTGGTACACAATAAGTTTAGCCAGAACGACCTGGCTCGGTGCTTATGTATATGAACAACCAATCGCAACAGAATATAGCACAAGTGTAACAGCAAATGTATCTACTATATTAGGTTTGACCGCAGGAGCTTCTTATGTTTATGAACATGAGACAGGTAATAATCAAGCTAATGGTGCAGCGATTTCAGCTTTTTTAACTACAGGTTCAGTAGAAATAGCAGATGGGGATAATTTAATGTCAGTTAGTAAATTAGTTCCTGACTTTGATAATCTATCAAATACCTTAACGGCTACTTTAACATTAAACCAGTATCCTCAATCCACAAATAGTGTCTCTACTTCAGGAACTATTTCTAGTACAACGCAGAAAATTAATGTAAGAGGGAGAGGAAGAGCAGTGAAAATAAAATGGGAGTCAAATACTATAGGTGATACAGCCTGGAGACTTGGCTCAACTAAGCTTCAACTTAGACCAGACGGAAGAAGATAATGAAAAAAAATAAAATAAAAAAAGTTAAGAAAGTAATTAAAGGTTTAAAAAAAGCATCTAATACACACGCTAAACAAGCAAAAACTTTACAAAAAGTTATAGGTAGAAGAGGGAAATAATGGCTAAAATAACAATAACAAGATTACCTAATGCAACACCAGAATATAGTGCTAGTCAATTTAATCAAATGATTGCTATGTTGGATCAAATTATTTTACTTCTTAATACAAACTATCAAAACGAATTAAAAGAAGAATCCGAGCAGGAGGCTTTTTTCTTTGGCTAATGTATTTAAAAGCGCAATGTTGGATGTTACTACGACAGACTTAACAACTTTAATTACTATACCAGCAGCGAATCCTGGTGCATCACCTCCCGTTGCACCCACAACAGCAGTTATTAAATCTATTTTAGTTTGTAATGACTCAGCTAATACCACTCTTCTTGATATAGAAGTCTTGAGATCATCAGCGACGTTTGAAGTATTTAAAGAAAAAAGTGTTGCTACAAAAACAACCACAGAATTATTAGAACAACCATTAGTTTTACAAGAAAGTGATGTTATGAAAGTTCAAGCTAATGCAGCTAACCAAGTACATGTTACTGCAAGTTATTTGGAGATTACAAAAGGACAACTCTGATTAATCTTCATTCTTTATTTATTACCCCTGTATTTTCTCTTCCACTTGAAGGCCATGAAAATCTTGTTGATGCTATTTATCAATTACGAGAAAAGGATCAAAAAGGAATGCCTCGGTCAAACATTGGTGGATGGCATAGTAATGATGAAATATATAAAATAAAAAAGTTTAAGCCTTTAGTTAATGATATTCTTAAATATTCTAAAGATTGTTTTAATCACATGGATGTTAAAGATAATTATGTTCCTGAAGTGACTGGAATGTGGGGCATGATTAATCCACCAAGATCTAGAAATAATGTTCATACTCATCCATATAACTACTTATCTGGTGTATTTTATTTAAAGGCTCCTAAAAAAAGTGGCAGTCTTGTGTTTCTAGAGCCTAAACCACAGTCAGAGGTGCTATCACCCCCCAAAACAGATAAAGCCTCTATACACCTCGCTCACAGCGTACAATGGGAACCAATTGAAAATTCCTTGATTTTTTTTCCATCTTGGTTACAACATGAAGTACAAACAAATAATTCTGATGAAGATAGAGTTATCATCAGTTTTAACATAAATTGGAGAGACGAAGATGCCGATAGTTGAACCTGCTGAATTACTAGGACACATTACAACAAGTGATGGAAGAAGAATTCCTCACTATAAAGTAAAAACTGAAACAACGATTACTCACGCTGATACAGGTGTTGAATATGAATCAGAAAATGCAGCTCAAGCTGATGTTGATAATCCAGGAACGTCTACAACAGCAGAGAAAATTAGGAGAGATGTAAAAGTATTTGCTCCATCATTAGCAGATATGCTAGGCGAAACACCTGAATAATTAAGCACTACAAGTTTCGCACTCTATATCAGAATCTAAACCAGTTAATATTACTTGTTCATCTGAAGTATTATGACAAGCACATCCTTGAAGATGTCTTGCAAAAGCATCACTTAATCTTTCTTTCTCTCGTTCTAATTGTAATAAACGTTCGTGATACTTACTCACCTTATCTACAAGGGTAGCTATAGCCTTCAATACTTCTTGATTTTCCATAATATCTCCTGATTTTTAATTTTGGGGTGAGATCTAATTTAAACATGTGTACCAGATATATCAAGCAATCTTTTTATAATTGTTTTCTTGACAGAGAATTTATGTTATGAAAGAGCCAGAAAAAAGAATGGAAGAAGTGAATTATTTAAAAAGTTTAAACTATAAAAAATCGAACTATGAAGGGGTAAAAGTTTTTTATGGGAATGATGTTAGAGCGATAAGTGTTAAACCAAAATTTTCAATAAATTTAACTCCTGGTTCTTTAATTCTTTTTACAAAGAAAAAAACACAAGAGTACATAAAACATAATTTAGATTTTAATCAACCCGCTGAAATTGTAAATAAAACTACCCATAAAATTTATCTTAAATTAAAAGATGCAATTTTATCTAATGAAAAAATAGGTGATCTAACTTATTTTGTTAACCCTGGAGAAGACCCAAATGATTAAATATCCTTTAACCTGTATAGATAACTTTTTTGATAACCCTAGTTCAATAGCTAATTATGCCAATAGTTTAAAATTTTATCCTGATCCTGAAGGAAGATGGCCGGGATATAGAAGTGAACAGCTTCATATTATTAATCCAGATTTTTTTTCTTATATATGTATTAAATATTTACGAGCTCATCACACTGAAGCAGATATGAAACATCTTTATTATAAAGCGGATGCTAGATTTCAAATTGTAAATACTAAATACACAGAGGGTTGGATTCATACTGATTACCCTGTAACCCACACTTTTATAATTTATCTTTCTCCTTTGGCTGATTTAAACTCAGGGACATCTTTTTATGAACTTAAAGACGGAGCTAAAACAATACCTAATCCTTACCCTGAAGCTAAGAGAATATACTATCAAAAAATAAAAGATAATATTCCTTTTACAGAAAAAGAAAAAAAATTTTATAATAAAATTCATAAGTTAAATAATTCTCTTTTTTATGAAACTGCTTCTTTAAAAAATATTTTTAATAGATGTATTGGCTTTGATGGCTACATGTGGCATGGAGCCGGTAAGTTTGAAACAAATGTTCATCAGGACAGACTTACTTTAATTGTTTTTTTTGATGATGTATCTACACCTACAACAGGTTTACAAAGAAGTTACTCAACACCTTTTACAAGTATGATGTCTTAATGAAAGACTTTAAATATTTTATAGACGGAATATTTCCTACTCCTGTCTATTATTCATATGATGTGAAAAATTTTACAAAAACAGAATTAAATGCGGTTAATAGACATAGAGAAAAAGCATACGGAAACGTTGGAAATACAACAAGCTTAAACACATATGTGCTAGAAACAAAACCTTTTAAACAATTAAAAAGTATTTTACTTAGTCATGTTAATGAATATCTTAGGCAAATTTATGTTCCAGAAAATAAAGATTTAAAACTTTATATTACTCAATCATGGTTGAACTACACGAAGAGCAATCAATTTCATCACTTACACTCTCATCAAAATTCTTTTATATCCGGGGTGTTATACATAAAAGCTCATGAAAATGTTGATAGTATTGTGTTAGAAAAAAGACAACCTTTAGAAAATATACTTATAAAAGCTGAAAATTATGGGGTTTTTAATTCTACAGATTGGCGTTACAAAATTAAAACGGCAATGTTAATTCTTTTCCCTTCTACTGTTCCGCATAGTGTAAAAGTTAAAAAAGATAATGAGGAAAGAATAAGTTTAGCTTTTAACACATACCTTAAAGGAACTTTAGGAAATACAAAAAGCTTAACGGAATTAAAACTATGATAAATTATAACAATGATTTTTTATATCAGTTTATAAAAACATATGATGTTGTAAATGAAGATGTTTGTAAGAGTTGTATAAAAACAATAAATAAAAACAAAGATTGGATACAACATACTTTTTACAATGAAACTGAAAAAAAATCACACACACGATCTGGTAGTAATGAACTATCTGTATTGCATTATGATCAAGCTTCTGGAGAACAAAAAAAAATTATTATGGACGCTATATGGCTTGCTCTTCAAAAATATTTTAAAGAATTAGATACTCCATGGTTTAGTCAATGGCATGGATATACTGGCATAAGATTTAACAGATATAAGAAAAATAAAAAAATGGCTTTTCATTGTGATCACATTCATTCTATTTTTGAAGGTCCAAGAAGAGGTATTCCTTTTCTTAGCATCTTAGGCTCATTGAACAATAACTATGAAGGCGGTGAATTTATTATGTTTGATAAAAAAGAATATAAAATAAAAGCAGGGCAAGTATTAATATTTCCTTCCTTTTTCTTTTTTCCACATAGAGTTGAACCTGTTACTAAAGGAACTCGTCATACCTACATATCTTGGGCTTATTAATGTTTGATATTAAAATAATGAAACCCGATGAAATAAAAGTTATTGACAATTTTTTAGATAAAAAAATATTTAAAGATTTGCAAAACACACTACTAAACAAAAGTGAGTTTCCTTGGTTTTTAAATTACAACAAAGTTAAGGATGATA